TCTTCGGTTTTACGAAATAACTAAAGGATTTTCCGAAAGAAGGTTTAAAGGAAAAAGCTTTTTCGTCAAGCATATTGGCCTTGACGAGAGAGCTTTTTTTGATTATAAATATCAGCATTATTACAACTACGCTCTAAAAAGGGGCATACCTTCAGAAGATGAAGCGCTAAAAAAAGCGAAAAATAGCGGAGATTGGTCAGATAGTGATGAGACAGAAATCGAAAAAATAAAAGACTTTTTGTCTCGACTAGCTTTAACAAAAAAGAACTTATTCAAAAAACTTGAAATTCAAACAATAGAAGAGCAAGAAATTGAACAGCGTGAAAAGCTAGCAAAAAAGACCGATCAAAGAAAAGAAGTTTTGGGAAAAACGGCAGAAGGCTACGCTTCAAATAGATCTAATGATTATGTCTTGTACGAAACTCTATTTTTAGATAAAGCCTTAAGCAAAAGAGTTTTTAATCTAGAAGAGTTTGAGGATCTTACTTATGAAGATTTATATGATTATGTAATTTTTTATAATGAATATTCGCTTCAGTTTTCTGAATTAAATATACAGAAAATCGCGCTATCAGATTTCTTTTATCCTTATTTTTTAGCTTTAGAGAGTCCAAACGATTTCTGGGGCAAGCCAATGATTGCACTTTCTGATTATCAAGCCCGCTTAATGATTTATGGTAAAGTATTTAAAAATATATTTGAGAACAATGATAATATTCCAGATTCTATAAAGAAAGATCCTGAAGCTTTATTTGCTTATGTTGATAAAACTAAAGCAAAGGAAAAATTTGAGTCTAAGAGTAAAAAGAGAATTCCAAATGCTAGCGGCGAGATGGTTTTTGGCGTTTCAAAGGATGAGCTTCCAAAAGACACTCAAACAAAAGCATTAAATAATGCGATGAAAGAGAAAAAAAGTATGAACATGGAAGACCTTATGAAATTACATGGAGAGATGTAGTTTTTCCGTGTAAATAAGCTAAAAGGTAAAGGATGGCAAAAGGAATCACAGTCCCAGTCACGCAAACTGGATTAGAGCAATCTATCCAAGGCGCAGCCAAGAAAGTTGGAAGCATTAGCATTCCAATTGATGTTGACGCTAAGTCATTTAAGAACCTTTCCCAACCTCTAGGCAGAATAACTGGGCTAGCGACAGAATTCGAAAAGTCGATTGCTGCATCAAATGCTCGCGTTATCGCATTCGGCGCATCTGTAGGTATTATTAATGGCGTTCAGAATGCCCTTACCAGCTTAGTAACAACTACAATAGAAGTTCAGAAGAACTTAACTAGTATTGGAGTTATTTTTGGCAAGACTAATGAAGAGCTTGGTAGTTTTTCAAAAGGTCTTTTCGCAGTAGCTAGAGAAACCGCACAGTCTTTTCAGACCGCTAGCGAAGCGGCGCTTGAGTTCTCTAGACAAGGTTTATCTACAGAGGAAACGTTAAAAAGAACAAAAGATGCGCTCACTTTAACAAGGTTCACATCTTTAAGTGCAGCGGATGCAGTTGACGTTTTAACTGCTGCTGTAAATTCATTTTCTTCTAGTGGCGTTACTACATCTGAAATTTTGAATAAACTGGTTGCTGTAGACACAAGGTTTGCAGTTTCTTCAGAAGACCTCGCCAAAGGTCTTTCTAGAGCGGGTTCAATCGCACAAGAAGTTGGTGTTTCTCTTGATCAATTGAATAGCATAATCACCGTTGTTCAAGAAAAGACTGCCCGTGGTGGCGCAGTTATTGGTAATGCTTTTAAGACAATCTTTACCAGAATCAGATCAGATGAGACAATCAAAGCTCTTCAGGAGATAGGCATTTTCTCAAGAGATGCATCTGGAAACCTTCGTCCAGTTGTTGATATTTTGACTCAGCTTGCTGGTAAGCTAAATGGCCTTAGCGAAATTCAAAAAATCGAAGTTCTTGAGGCTGTAGCTAGCAAATATAACATCAACTCGCTAAATGCGCTATTGGACGATTTAGGTTCTAGCACAAGCAAGTTCCAAGAGATCTCTGGAATATCTGCAAAAGCTAATAATGAGGCTTATACAAGACAGGTTGAGCTTAATAAAACTCTTGATGCCACAATCAAACAGACTGTTGTTTCAGTATCTGAATTAGCTAATTCAATTGGAGAAATCGGTGTAACGGCGAATCTGCAATCATTACTTGAGTTTTTTAATGATGTTATTTCTGGAATTAATGATTTTATTAATTCAGAAAGCATTGGTGGCGATATTGCTAAAAGCTTAATCTCTGGAATTAGCGGTGTATTATTTAAGATAGGTCTTCCAATCTTGGGCGCTATTTTCATTAAATTGACAAAAGATATTGCTCAATTCGGTGTTGAATCGTTGAAAACAATTCTTGGGGTCAATCAGCAGGTTAAAGAGCGCCAAGCTCTTGAGCAAGCTGTAGTAAATACTCTAATCAGAGACAGAGATGTAATGGCAGCAATTCTCGCTCTCAGTGGCGATAGAGCAAAGCAAGAAGAGTATCTTTTAAATCTTTACAATCGCCAAATTGCGGCACTTCAGCAAGTCCAATCAATTGCAGGGGCTGTTGCGCCTGGTTTAGTGCAAGCTGGTCTTTCAGCAACTAGTGGATCGGTTCAAAAGAAAGCTGGCAGAGCAGCAGAAGGTTATCTCCCAGCCCAAGAAGCTGCTGATGTAAAGCGTGGAGTTGGTGGTGCAGACAAGAATGCAAAAGTAGTTAAAATTCCAAACTTCTCTTTTGGCGGCGGCAAGAAGGGAACGATGTATGCAAACTCTAGCGAATACGTTGTTCCTAATTATAACGGAGGCGATGGAACCGCTATCTTCAACAAAGATATGGTTCGTAAGTATGGAATGCCAGATAATGCTAAAAAGATAAATGCGGCCAACGGCTATATTCCAAATTTCATAGACGGCAAATATATTTACGATTCAGATAGATTGCCAGCAGACAAGAATGTTCTGCTCAAGAAAATTTTAGCATCTAAGGTTAAAAAGAATTTAATTTTAGGCCCAGCGGGCACAGGCAAAACAACTTTTGCCGCAGCAGGCGGAACCTTTATTACAAAACCAGAAGATGCTGATAAAGCAACAGAAATTGATATTCTTTCTGGTGGAGCTAGAACGAAAGATGGAGGTATTTCTGCTAATCTTGAATCGATCATCAGTGCAGTAAACTTAAGCGGAGGAAAAGTTTCATATCTTTATGCTGGCAATATGGACATTATTGCTAGAAGAATCGGTAGAGAAGAAAAGGGCGTTGGAGAAGGAGATTTGAGATCAGAGAAGCAGATTGCGGGCACAAAATACGCGCCGCTAAATCAATTTGATTTTATTGACAAGGTAAAATCAAAAGCTAAAAATTTTGGCATTGTAAAAAATGCAGCGACTGGTTATATTCCAAATTTTGCTCAAAAAGCACAAGCTCAAGCTTCAGAAGCTCAAGCAGAACAAAAAGATTCAATAACAATTGCAGAGGCTAGAGGTCGCTCTGCAATGCTTGTTCCAGATAAAAAAAATGAGCGAATAATGGAAGCTTATTTGGATAAGCCTTTAAGTTTTGGATTTCAAACTAAAGATAAAGGGAAAAAACTTGGCGTTGATTATGTAAAATATCATACATACGGATTGAATCAAGAAGCCTTTCAATCAGAGGGCTTAAAAAAGAGCGGCGATCTAACTAATATTGAAGCTGATGTGCAGGCATTTGGATTAGATATTGCTAAAAAATATTCTTACGAATATGCGGCAGAGTATTCAAAGTCTTTAGGAGGTCCAGCTACTGGCATTCAGATATCTGACACAGATGTGAAAAAGGCTTTTCTTGCTTCTAAAGGAGCGGTGTCTGGGTTTTCTTCGCTTGGAGGCGGCATTTTTGAAACAGCTATTAGAACAGGCGTTCAAGGAGAAATTAATAAAGACTTATTAAAAGCCCAACAGGCAGAGCTTGGTTCTGGCAAATTAGACTTTAAGGTAACTGATATTATTAAAAGACTTTTCGGAGTAAATAGAGGAGAAACAGACGCTGATAGTAAAATTGAAGGAAATCCAAAAAGTACAGGAAGAGCCTTTGCCGATCAAATTGCAGCCAACGCTCTTTACTCGTCAACAAGCAAAGTTGGTGTAAAAAATGCAGCGGCTGGTTATATACCAAATTTTGCAAAAGCTAAAGCTAAAAAAACTGGAATTGGAGGATTACAAGGTAAACGTCAAAAATTTGATTTTGAAAAAAATGTAGAAGGGTTTGCTTCTAGCGACGATGGCGAGGAAAAAACGGCTCCGTCTATTTTAGGAGGAAGAGTTTTTGAGTCTAGGTTGAATAATCAGATAGAAATGAATCTTGCGGAAAATAAGGTCAAACCAGACGTAAGTAATGCCTCTTTTATAAATTGGAAAAGAAAAGGAAGCCCAGAAGCAGAAGCAAAACTTTCCGTTGCCGCTGGATTGAGGGATAAGAGATTAGGAATTCCAGTTTCTAAAGGAGGAAAGGGAAATAAACTTATTGTTCCAAGTGATGCGGCAATAACAGAAAATTTGAATAAATCTTTACAGAGTAAAAATATAGAAGCCCAAAAAGCGTCAGGCGCTAAATTTTCAACGCAAAGCGTTTTTAGGGCAGCAGAAGATACAATAGCGATATGGGAAAATGTCGATAGAGATAGAGTTCCATATAAGAATATTAAAATTCCAAAGCAAGGAGACGTTGATAAGGTAGTTGGGCAATATCAAGAATTTACCACTAAACCGCAAGAAAAGGGTGCAAAGTTTGTCCCAAATTATGCCGAAAAGCTTTCTGAAATGTACGATTGGGATGGCACAATCATTCCAAAGATATCAGGAAAGTCTGAAGAGTATATTCAGTCGCTTCAAAAGCTGCAAACGACAGACTTGCTGCCAATCGGTAAAGAACTTGCCGCTTCAAAAGCTGAATTTGATATTGCGACAATAAGACCAATAATATTTAGAGAGCCAATCAAGCAGACAGCCCAAAGATTGGGCCTGAAAGTCGATAAGATATTTCCTGTAGGCTCAATGTTCGACAACCGCAGAACACAGGGTAAAAAGGGAGAAAGAAAGCTTTATGGTCCAGAAAGAAAAGCTCTCTTAGCCGAAGGCACAGGCAGAAGCATTGTTGATGATGAAGAGGCTAATTTGGCCGCTCTTGGATCTCGCGGCATTAATGCAAATTTAAGAAATCGCGCCGCTTTTGGCTTTGTTCCAAATTTTGCCCAAGGATTAAAGCAGCAAGACGTTTTAGCACCATCTGGGCAGTTCTATGATCTTGATACTGCTGACGCATTCCTTGCTGGATCTAGCCTAAACCTTGATCCTGCATCGCCCGCTAGCAAAGGCTTAGGTCAGGAATTAAAGAAAAAAATTCTAGCTTCAGCTAGGAAAGTCTATGGGCCAAAAGCTCAAATTGGAATTTCAAGATTACCGGGTCAGAGAGAAGCTTTCACTTCAGCAGTATTGGCAAATCCTGCTTTGGCTGATGATTTCATTGCTTTACAAAAGGCTACGACTGGCGGTGTCGGACCAGCGGCAAACACCCAAGACGCTCTTGCAAAGTTCAACAACCCAACGCCTTTTGACCCAACTCCTTGGCCTGCAATCAGAGCTACTGGCGGCAAGGCTCGCGCAGTTAAGAAAGTTGGACCAGCATCTTTAACTGCTGCTTTTGGTTTCGTTCCAAACTTTGCTGATCCACTGAAAGAGGCTGTTGATAGAGAAATTTCTGCTGGAATAAAGCCTTCTCAAGTTCGCGTTACTCAAGACGACCGTTTAATGACAACCCGCAATCCAGAAGGAATTGCAGTCATAAACACCAGAGATGAGCCAAACGGTAAAGTTCCTTCTAACAGAATAAACGAAAAGAATGGAAGAAAAGCGGCAGTAGCTATGGCTGCAAAAGGATTTATTCCAAATTTTGCAGGCGAGGGCCAAAAAAAATTAGAGATTTCAAGTTTGGATCTTGGATTGAGCAAAACAGATCTTAAATCTTTTAGAGCAGCGCTTGCAGAGGCAACAATAAAATTTTCTCAAACCAACAAAACTGTTGAAGAGATCAATAATGCTTCTACAGATTTAAAAAGTAAAATAATAGAAATTGCCAATCAATATAAAATTGGCGCGGATAAGCAGGGGGCCATAACAAAAAAAGCTGATGAATTAATAGAAGCTAGAAAAAATATAGCTGCTAAAAATGCTGGAGGTGGCGGTGCTGGTGGTGGAGCTGTTTCGGTCGCAAGCGCAGGCGAAGGCGGGGGCGGACGCAGGCGCGCGCGGAACAATAAAGAGGAAAAAACTACAAAAGAGTTTGATGCGGGTAAATTTTTGTTACTTCAATCTGCTATTGTAGGCGCTACATCTGCTATACAGGCTTTTACTGACGAAACTTCAAATGCTGCTCTTGGACTAGAATTTGCTACAGGTGCAATTCAAGGAGTAGTAACTGGATTACTGATTCCTGGTGGCTTGGCGATCAAAGTAATATCAGGAATTGTTGCGGCAGGAACTTCATTAATTCCAGCTTTTGGAAAATTAAGCGATAAATTAAAAACAGAAGAGGAAAGAATTGTCGAGTCGTTAGCTAAATTAGGAGAAGAAGCTAGAAAAACTGGTGAATCAGTTGCTCCAGAAAAGTTTTTGGCGGCGTTTGAAATAGAACAAAAAAAATTAGAACAAACTAAAAAAACAGAAACTGTTGGAAGTAATTTAGAAGCGGCGATGGTCAATGCAAATGTAAACCAAGCAGCTTTTGCAGGATTAAGCCAAAAAGAAAAAGATTCCTTAATAGCTGGACTTTCTGCTGCAAATATAAAAGAATCAGTTGATATAGAAAAATTATTTAAGCGCGAAACATTTCAGATGGAGGCGTTTGTTGGACCGTTCCAAAGGAAAACCGTAGAAGGGGAGACGAGAAACTTAGATGTTAACGCCACTCTTGAAAATATAAGATTAAAAGTTTTAGAACAAGCAAAGAAAAAAGAAGAAGAAATTGCTAAGTTTAGAACCGAGCAAGAATTACTAAGGAGTGAAGCCGCAAGAAAAACGGTAGCTTTTGAAAATGAGCAAATATTAAAAAAGCTAAAGATACAGCAAAGTATTTTTGATATTGAGCAAAGTATAACAGAGCAATTTTCTTATAGAAATATATACAACGAGCAAAGGATGACTGCTTTAGAGCAAGAGAGAGGAATGATAAATGAGACAGTGTATTTGCAAAGAAAATTTGCCATTGACAAAGCAAAAATAGAATCAGAATCCATTAAGCAGCAAAAACAAGCTGCGCTAAATTTAAAGAAAGACTTTTCTGGGCTTGAAGGCGGACTAGGAAATATTTTTGGCAATCTTGATTTAAATCAACTTAACCAAATTGCTGATCAATTAGCGCCAACGCAGTACGAAACTGAATCAAAAACAGGAAAGGCTGGACAAGGCGCAGTTGGTTTAATCAAACAATTTGCTGGAGAACAAGGAATAAATATTGATAATTTAAATAATCTATCAAAAGAACAGCGTGAATTAATTTTAAAAGCGGTACAGACTTATTCTAATGCCTTAAAGGGCGTTGGTTTAAGTCAACAACAAGCCATTGCTGCTCTTGAAGCAGCCTATCAACAGACCCAAACGGCAGGACAAAAGCAAGCAAACGAAATAAACGCCTTAACAGAAGTTCTTAAAAAAGGCGGAAACTACCAAGATAGGTTAAATCTTTTTCAAGGGGACTTGATCAAGTCCGTAAAAGAAGTTCAAGTTAAAAATTTGTTAGAAGTTGAGTCAGGCCGTCAACTTTATGAGTCTCAGCTAGAAGCTGCCTTATCGAACAATCAGCATGTTGAAAATATGAGGCAGACATTCCCTATTGAAAAAAGAGCACAAGTCAGCGCGGTAAATTTAAATACAGAAACCGAGAAAAAGATCGATGCTATTGAAGAAGAGATTATAAATACAGCGCTTAGATTAAAGTCAGAAAGAACACTAACTGCTGCAAATAACAGAAAATTAAAGGCTGAAAATGATGCATACAATGAGGTTATCAAAAATACAAATATTTCGTTAAAATTTGTCAACGCTAGAGAAAATCTTATAAAGTCAGAAAGAGACGCCGAAGAGCAAAATCAAGCTGAAATAAAACTAGCTCCTCAAAAACTAAATGCCGAAACAGACGCCATAAAAAGAACAGTGGCGCTTACAGAAGCCAGAAACACAGCCTTTGATAAAGCTAAAAAAGATAATATGGCTAGCGCAAAGCTTTCTTTGGCTAGAGCTAACCTAACAAAAACTCTTGATGAGGCTGAAGTTGAAAATCAAGTTGCTATAGAAATGATAAGAGATAATTTTAATGCTGACGCAAAGCTTTTAGAAGGGAAAATAAAACTTGCAAAATCTACAAATGATTTAATATTGCAAACTGATTATAATGCTTTGGTTTTACAAGAATTGACTTTAGAAGGTGAAAATCTTGTTGTAGCTCAAAGAAAAGCCGCAGCAAGACTTACTCAAGAGAACCTAGAGGTAGGAACTCAAAATTCTGCTACACGAATTAAAACCCAGCAATCGGAAGCAGTCGCCTCTATTATAACAGAAGGAGACGCTTATAGAAATCTTAGATTTGGCAGGGGCACCCTTGAAAGCCAAGCGAAAGCCGCTGTAGCTGGAGAAAGAATAGCGGGAATAAGAGCAACAGGGAGAGAACCTACAGCAGCAGAACAGTATGAAATCGCCAATGGAATAAATAATTCTGTCGCTCAAAATCTGAAGGTTCAGAAAAACGTTCTTCTTGATCAAGCAGATACATTCCAAGATATAATTGGAAAGCAAACACCACAGCTATTTGCGGATGGAATGGCGCAGGCTATGGAAGCGGCGTTAAGTCAAGCTGATGATCTTGGCAGTGCGTTAAGAGGCGTTGCGACAGGATTCTTAAAGAGTCTTCAAGGAGCTTTTCTACAAAGTGCTTCAAAGCAAATCGTTGCTTCTGTTCTTCCAAACGCCCTTCCGTTCTCGCAAGGTGGCATTGTAAAAGGTTATGCTACTGGTGGTCTTGTAACAGGGGGAAGCGGATATAAGGACGATGTTCCCGCAATGTTGAGCGAGGGCGAATATGTTATTCGCAAATCTTCTGTACAGAAGTACGGTAAAGATAATCTTACCAAATTAAATTCTGGTAAAATGCCAACTATGGCAGATGGTGGATTTTTCCTACCTGGTTTTAGAGGCCAAGAGTCCATTTCTGGAATAGAGAATCTGCAAAAGTTCGCTTCGCAAACTACAACTAGTGGCGCAACTGACGTAATGAAAGGAGGCGCATCCTCGGCGTTTATTAATCTTGAAGATCAGAGCATGAGGCTTTCTAGATTCGCCTTGCTTGGGGATGACACAATCAATCAAGAAATTAGAGATGCCCAGCAGAGCGCTTTGGATGCAATAGAGAAAAGACGCCAATACGATTTACAAAAGAAAGAAGAAAGCAAGCAGTTTAAGAAACAAATTATAGGAACTGTTCTCTCTGCTGCTTTAAGCTACGGAGTAAGTTCTTTCCTAAAACCCGCTGCCGCTGCCGCAGCAATTCCAAATGTTGGTTTTAATCCTGGCGAAGTCTCTGCCTCTCTTGGATCTTCAGCATTAGAGGGGGTTAGCAATAATTTAGGTCAGAACTTTGCAAATCTAGGCCAATCAGCAGCGGCGACGACATCTTCGATAACTGGAAACTTTTTGAACAACTCTCTCATTTCTGGTCAAATCGGATCTCCATTACAGCAATATAATAATCCAGTCACAAGTGTATCGAATAAATATAAACCATTACGAGGTGTTACGCCTTTTAGTTTCCCTGGTAGAGCTTATGGTGGACAGGTTGCTCGATATGCTGCTGGTGGCGGAACTAAAGATGATGTTCCAGCTTTGTTAATGGGTGGCGAATATGTCATGAGCAACCAAGCTACAAAGAAATACGGCAAACAATTCTTTGATTCTATTAATCAAGGTCGCGCCCCAAGATTTGCCGCTGGCGGTGAAGTTGGTGGCGGCGAAATGCTTGGCGAAAAGTTTGATAATCTTTCTAGTAAGTTAGAAACAAGAGGTGCGCCAGAGGTTAACATTACTGTTAACGTAACAAGCTCTGGCGCTTCAGAGACCAAGAGTCAAGGTGAATCGAATCAAGGTGGGATAGATTATAAGAAAATGTCAGAAAGGATTAAGGCTGTAGTGATCGAAACAATCAATGAGGAAAAGCGTTTGGGTGGATCACTTAGGCCGCGAGGCTAAAGGATGAAATCTTCCGTATCAAACTATGAGAGCAATTTTTATCTCAGCGGCGTCAAAATCCTTGGCGTTTCTGATGTAAATTTTGGCTATTCAGTTCCTGTTGAGCACCTAGGCGTTATAGGCTATAGAAAATTTAATAGTTTTATTAGTGGCCCTCCCCAAGGCTCCTTGAGCGTTCAAAAGTACCTTTCGCCAAATGATTTTTTATTAAACTATACAGGATCAATTGCCGCAAGTGGCGGCTTGTTCTATAATAATAAAAATTTTACCTTTCAGTCTGCTTATTTAAATTCGTTTGCAGTTTCTTGTTCAGTAGGAAACTTCCCACAGCTATCTACTGATTTTGCAATTTTTGGTAATGTTGGGACTGGACTAGCATCGACAACTAGCTCGACTACTGGAACTTTGTCTGTTGTTAGACCGGGAGATATTTTAGTTCAATGTGACGGCACAGGAACAAACAGAATAGAGGCATTTACCTATTCTGTAGAGTGCCCGCGCGTCCCATTTTATCACCCGACTGGCTCTGCGCCAATAGATATAAAAACAATGAGGCCGTATAAAGTAACAGCCCAATTTACTCTTGGCGTATACGATTACGAATCAAAAAGAGCTTTTGATTATATTGTAGACTCAAATAAGCGCAATGTTAATATAACTATAGGATCATTAGCCACTTTCACAGTTAATAACATGGAATTCATAGGAGAATCAATCAATAGTTCTGCTACAGATGAAGTCTCCATGACTCTTAACTATCAAGGATTCATCTAATGTCTTTCCTTTACGATAGAGATCAAAATGTAACTGGGACGATTCCGTCGTCCTTTACTTTTGTGCCTTCGTATGGGACTCAAGTATCCTTTGCTTCAGAACTTGCTGATTATGGAACCATTGACAATTATCTTTATACAATGCCAAAGGCAGTCAATCATCTGCAAATGCAGATCACGATGCCTTTTGAAAACAGAAAGCAAGAAGAGGCCAGAAAGCTAGCTGGTTTTTTTGAAAGTTTGCATGGTACTGGATATTTTTTATATACCGATCCAGCCCAAATATATAAACCAGTCAACTTATTTTTAAATAGTATTGATAATACATTTGTTGAAAATGACCTATATTCATTAAGCGCTAATTTATCCACAGACCAGATTTCAACAGTTTTAAATTGGAATCAGCCGCTGATAACAGGTTCAAATATAAAAGGTAATTGGGCTACTTCAACAAGTTATCAAAAATATGATGTGGTAAGGTATACAGGTAATGCCACTTTCCCAAGCAATACTGGCAATCTGTACGATTCATTTTACTACTGCAAAGAGGCTCATACTTCTCAAGCATCAGTTACTCCAGCTTCAGTTGATACGGTAAAATGGTCAAAGGACTTCTTTTTTCAGCCAACTTATTC